CTCTAACGGGACAATAGATTTAAGAAATAAATTTGCTTTGTGTGCGGGGCAAGATTCTGGTGGAACTTACGATACTGCGGACACTGGTGGAGCGGCTACCCACACGCTGACATCAGCCGAGATGCCGGTGCATACTCACGTACAGAACGCGCATACACATACTCAGAACGCGCACGATCATACTTATTACAGATTTAGCTATACAGCAGCTTCTGGGACAAGCGATGATTTCGGTAACGGTTGGTCAGGGACTACGAGCAATACGGGATCAGCAACTGCGACAAACCAAAACACTACTGCGACAAACCAAAACGCAGGAAGTGGTGGCGCGCATAATAATATGCCACCATACATAGCAGTGGTATACATTCAATTGACTAATCTATAATTATGGAAGCAGTACAACTCTGGATATCAATAGTTTTGGGTGGGATGGCGGTTTTGACTAATATGTTTTTGGTGTATAATTATTTTTCAAAAAAAGACACAAATTTTGATAAAACTATAGGCATAAATGGGGCGACTTGCTCACTGAAACATAAAATAATTGATGATAATTATCTAGAAATAAAGCAGGGTTTCACAAACCTAACGAAAGAATTACAATTATTCAAAGAAAATGGACTTGACCATATCGAGGATAATACTACGGCAATTAGAGAAAGAATGGCAAAATTAGAAGGAAAAAATGATATGATTATAGATTTATTAAAGGATGTTTTGAAAAAATAGTTATTTGAAATAAAATAATGTATAGATTGGAAAGAATAATGTATAGATTAGGAGGTTGAAAATGATACAAAAGATAGATTTTTCACCCCTGGGAAAAGCAAAAAGAGTTCTTTACAAGGATAGAAAGCAAGATAAAATATGGGATACACAAAACTGGAAGGAGGTATCATTATGCTCTGGAGAGTCTGCGGTTGGTGCAAGAGTAATGTCGTCATCGGTTGTTATGACAACAACGGCGACAAGAGATGTTGCAAAGGTTGTCAACATCAGAACTGTCCTTCGCCACTAGCGGAATCATCGACAGGAATCTGCGATGATTGCTTACAAGAGTGGAATTTGAAAAGGGTGCAGTCAAAAAACTTTGACGGCGTAGGCGTTTCCTAGGAGGAGGTAAGATGAAAAAGTATGGATTTTGCCCAAAGTGTTGCTTGATGAATTTTCTCACAAAGCACCATATTTTTCCAAAGCGGTTCTTCAAAAGTAAAAATCCCGCATTTATTTATTTGTGTAGGGATTGCCACAATGAGCTGGAGAAACTCATACCCTATCGGAAGAAACTTTCCAAAAGGACATACGAGGAAATTCTCAAAAGTTTCATTGCTGGAAAAAATCCGATTGTGAAAATGGATAAAACATATTCATATCACACGCTTCCGACACACGATGTTGGAATCAGTATGTCTACCTAGGCAAACCTATGCAAACCTATGCAGACATATGCAAACCACTCTTTCCGGGGGCAGAGATTAAAGAACTCCCGACCAGTACTTTACTTATTTATTTTTATAAGTAAAGTTAATAGCTAAACTTTACTTAATATAGCAATAATCATTAATAAAAACAATACGAGTAAATATCTTATTATTCCTATAATTTTAGTCTTATCTGTAATTATTTTGTTTTTGTGTGCGGTAAAGGTAGTGGCTGGGATTGAACCTAGATATGGAGAAAATAATCAATATAATTTAAAATAAATTGACATAGTTCCATACCAAAAGAAGCCGCCATTGCCTATAACGAGGGAGCATTAAAATATCACGGTGAATTTGCAAAATTAAATATAATAATAAATTAAAAATAAAAAAATGAAAATCATCGGAAAAAAATTGAGTCTTGCGGAATTTATCGACTATGTGAACAAAAAAGATTTTGGAAAATTACCTCCGACTTTTTTGGTTGTTCATCATACTTGGAAACCAACAAAATCAGAGTGGGACGGAAGCACTACAATCTCCGCCTTGAAGAAATATTATGAGGGGTTAGGTTGGATCGCTGGACCGCATTTATTCGTCGCAGAGGATGGAATTTGGCTATTTACTGATATGTATGAAGTCGGTATTCACGCCGGATCTGGAAATGGAACGGAAAAGACAGGGTATTCTATTGGAATTGAGGTTGTGGGAGATTATGACAAGGAAGTTTGGGGAGGCAAAACAAAGGAAAATGCGCTTGGCGTGATAAAGGTATTGCAAGAAAAACTAAAAATAAAAGATAGTGGCATACATTTTCATCGAGAATATTCTGCAAAAAGTTGTCCGGGAAATGCGATCACTATGGATTGGCTACTTGGACAATTAAGAAAGGACAATGTTGCGGAAGCAGAATTTGATTATAAGGGGAATTTAGACAAGATTTTGGACGCGAAGACGGTCAGAATCCAAGTGACAGCGAAACCGAAAGCATTTTGGAAGACTTAGCAGAAGTAAAAAAGCGACTGGACTCTACGCAGATCAAAACCGTGACGATTGAAAAGCCAGTGGAAAAAATCGAAGTGCTAGATGATGCACTTAAAAAATCAATCTCAAAAATAGTCGGAGAAGACTATGGAAATTTCTGGAACGAGAAAGAACAGAAAAAGATTGCAGATATATTGACTGAATATGTTTCAGAGATTGAAGATTTGCGAAAAATGAGTGAAGACTCTTTGGCAAAGGCAAGAGAAATTGGAACTGATTTGCAAGAAGAAGTTGACGCGCTTAAAATACAAGTAGAAGTACAAGAAGAAACTATCGAAGATTTAGAAAAAAACAAAAAAACAATAGTAGAAAAAATAAAAAATATATTTGGATTTTAATTATTAAGAATAAAAAAATGGAAATTCTATCATTGACAATCATCGGGGCGGTAGTGTCTGTTATCGTACAATTCCTAAAAAATAAGTACGGGACAAACACGCAAGGAACATTGACAGCGGTTATTCTGCTATCAATATTCGCAGGAATAGGATATTACATTATTGAGCAACACGAATTGTTGCCAATAGTGCTTCAAATCCTAGCATTCGCCGGAGCTATTTACACTTTCATTATCAAGAGATTTGAGTAAAAAATAGTATAAGAAAAAAACGTTCAGAAATGGGCGTTTTTTCTTATTTAAAGCAAAAATTACAGTAAATATTTTTGTCTTGAATTATAAAACTTGACAAAACAGAAAAATGGGAGTATAATGGTAGTGTGATGATGTGAGTTCGAGAGTCGCGACATTGTCGGACTACAACGATCAGAATCACACGACTATTAACAAGCCCGCTAGTCAGGGCAATAACTGATGTCCTCCGCCTCCTCACTACTTCTCATCAGTGGTGGTGGGGCAGAGGGGCTGGCAACATAGCCCAGCAAAAAAAATGGAAAAAATAATAAAAAAATATGGATACATTACCACCAAGAGGGAGGCGTATCACGACGAAGTAGAAGCAGTAGCGTGGAGTGATACCAGCTCAACAGAAGGAGATCCTCTTATCCTTATAGACATTATACGAGAGACGGAGACGGAATATATCACTCACGTGTTGGGACGAGGAGAAAGAGTAATTATTTTTAGCAAAAGTTTTTTTTCAAAAAATAAAGAATTAAAAGAAGGTAAAGTAGTATGTGAGGAGTGCGGTAAGATCTACGATTATTATACAGAGCCAGCAGAAGTGCAACAAGGTGGAACACATATTTGTGCAGAATGTTGGGCAGAAGAAGAATAAAAAATAAATAATATGACAATACTAATAGCAATAATGGTGATAATGTTAAGTTTCTATTTAATAATTTCTACAAAATAAAATATGAGTAGCTACAAAAAATTAAAAACAAAAAATAAAAAAGAAAAACTTAAAAAACAGATATTCGCTTACGTATTACTTATAATTGCAATAAATTTCGGGATTGATAATATGAAGACAGTACGAGCATTCACAGTAAGCGATAAGATAGTAATTGAGAATAATAATGAGAGTATTGATATATGCGGATTACAGGAAGTAGTTTGTGAGGGCGAGGATAATCCACGTGTGGTAGCTTCCGATGTGAAGCCAGTAGCACAGGACAATGTCCCTAGCTCGGTGGAAGCTGAGCTAGAATCACTCATCAGCAGAGAGTTTGGCGATGATGGGGAATTGATGATCGCAATCGCCAAAGCAGAATCTAATTTGCAACCGGAAAGAGTAGGCGACCTTCACCTTACATTCAACAACGGAACAATGGGAATGAGTTGTGGATTGTTCCAGATTAGAGTTTTGGATGGTCGCCCGGATTGCGACAGCCTAAAAAACCCAGAATTTAATATAAAATGGGCTAAAAAAATAAAAGAAAGTCAAGGTCTTACAGCTTGGACAGTATATAATAACGGAAGATATTTGGAATTTTTGAAACAATTAAAAAATTAAAACAATGAACAAAATTACAATGGGTAACGCAGCCGAAAGTTTAGTAAAAAAAAAGCTATGGACTTACGGATACAAGGTTATTGATGTTTCTAAGAGGCAACCTTACGATATGATAGTTGACGAGAGATACAAGGTTGAGGTTAAGTATTCAAGTTTTTATGCGAAAGATGGAAGGGTGTATTGGGAATTAAAAAATGTTAATATTAAAAATTTTGATGTTTTGGCGATAGTATTGCAAATGCCTAATTCTGAATTTGAAATTTATTACTTAAAAGATTTGCCAGTTTTAGAAAAAAATGATTGGTTAATAAATGCAATGATATTGAAAAATTATAAATTCCAAAAAAATCCACGGAAAGTATTTATCGGAGAACCAAAAAAAATTGATTTCCCTGAAGATGTATTGATATTGAAAACTGGAATTTGGTACACCTTACAGGAAACGGCGGAATTGATTGAAACAAGTCAATATTTCACCAAACAATATATCAAAGCTAAACTTCTTAGAGCGGTAAAAATAGGAAAAGATAAGGGGGTTAGATACGCAATTAAGGGCGATTGGATTGTAGAATATCTTGCCAAAAAGCCAGTTTGACAAAATTTATAAAACTTGACAGAATACGAAAAACAGCTATAATTAAATTATAAAAAATAACACTAAAAAACAATGAAAAAAAGAAATGTAGTCAATCAAAAGGCTGTAAAAAAATTGAAAAAAAAGCAGGCTGTAAAACAATTGACGGTAGTCCAGCCAGTTCAGAGAAAACTTGCAATGACGAATACTTTTGTTTCCGAAACACAGCTTGCTTTTCTTTTAGGAAAAACGCCGACACAACATATTTACGAACGTCCAGCGAAAGGAGGCGGTAAATGGACATACGTCACAGGAGTTTATGTAACCAAAGTTTTGAATTATGTATTTGGTTGGAATTGGGATTTCCAGATTGTTGACAAGGGGCGCGAGGGTAATCTTGTCTGGGTTCAGGGAAGATTACAAATACGCGATGACAATGGGAATGTGAGAATAATCAAGGAGCAATTTGGGAGAGCGGATGTTAAGATGAAAAAAGGAGAAAACACTCCACTCGATTACGGAAATGATTTGAAGTCGGCATCAACTGACGCACTGAAAAAATGCGCAAGCGAATTGGGAATTGCCGGAGATGTTTATGGTAAAAATGAGTTTAAAGATTTAGGAGTGAAAGAAGAAAAAACGCCAGTACTAGATTTTACCGCTCAAACTCAACACAATCATACTCATCAGACAACGGATGAAGAAGTACAATACGAGCCAATCAAGGAAACTCCAATCGTAGAATCTAGTTCAGTAAGGCAGATAAAATTGATTTTGAAGAAAAAAGGGGCTCAAACTGCCGAGGAAGCGTTGAAAATTTTGGAAAAGGAAACTGGATTAAGATGGAAAAATTTTACTGATGTAAGAGAAAAGGCGGCAGAATTAGCACTAAAAGCAATTTTAAATAAATGAGAAAAAAGACTAAAAAAAGAACAATCAAAAAAAGAAAAAGAAAGCTAAAAATTAAATTACAAAAAAATGAGAAAGCCAGATAAAAGTTTTTCACTATACAAAGGTAAAATAATTATTGATTATTGGTACGATAAACATTGGTACATCAGGAGAGATGTAGGAAAAATTTTGACAAGCGTGACTGGAGCTTTGGGTATTGTAAGTAAGGCGGATATTCTTATGGCGTGGGCTTCCAAGCTGACACGCTTGCACTTGATAGATATTATTGAGAATGGTGGAATGGTGTGTATTGAGGACATTCAGACTGCCTGTGGACTGTACCGGGCTAAACGCGATGAAGCAGGGGCTATTGGAACGGCGGTACACGAACTTTGTGAAAAATATATTAAGTCAAAATTGACAAAAGGAAAGGCGATCACATTGCCAAAAAATGCAGATGAGCGAATAATAAATGGTTTCATTGCTTTCAAAGATTGGGTTGACAAAAACAAGGTAAAATTTGAGGCAACCGAGCAAATCGTATATTCAAAAAAATATGATTATGTTGGAACGCTGGACATTCGAGCTATTGTAAATGGAAAGCGTACTTTGGTAGACTTAAAAACAAGCAATTACCTTTCTGCTACAATGCCTTGGCAAGTTTCCGGATATTTGGAAGCGGATAAAGAAGAGAGCGGCAGAAAATATGATGACAGAATGATTTTGCATATTAAGAAAGATACGGGAGATTTTAAGGCGGTGTACCTTGGAATGGAAGATCATAAAAAAGATTTCGAGGCATTTATAGGAGTTTTGACAGCGAAAAATAGAATGAAAGGGGGTGGAAAAAAATAAAATGGAAACTCAAAAAAAACTAGCAGAAATTAGAAAAGATACGCAAGCGATTTCGACAAAAGTTGCAAAGTTGAAAATAGTCAATGATAAAGGTGTAATGCAAGCTACGGAAGTTTTAACAAAAATCAAGGAGCGGGCAAATAGAATTGAAGAAATAAGATTGAGCTACACAAAGCCTCTCAATGATAGTTTGAAAGCAATAAACGCAGATTTCAAGGGAGCATTGAAACCGCTTGCGGAAATGGAACGGAGCGTAAAAAATGCAATCGTAGATTATCGCGCAGAAATTGAAAGAAAAAGACGCGCGGAAGAAATGAAACTACAAGAGGCTGCGAGAAAAAAGGCACTGAAAGAGGCTGAAAAAACCGGATTAAGTAAAAAGAAAGCATTGGATAATATGGTTGTGCCGACTGTTGAGAGGCAAGAAAGCACAATACAAAGCAAGTCAGGAATGGTTAAAACAAGGATGGTGACAAAATTTAAAATAATAGATGAAAGCAAAGTACCGAAAGAATATTGGGTGATAGATGAAAGGAAGATCAGAGAGGCTGTGAGAGGTGGGCAGATGATTATTGCGGGGGTTGAGGTTTATCAAGTTGAAGAATTGAGTGTTTATTGAAAAAGACATAAGCAGGCCTTTAAAAGGCGGTGTGGCAAAAGAGTTTGCGTGTTTCGGGGTATTGTCCACACGTCGCGAATTAGCTGAAATACGCAGTTTATTTTTAACAAAATATTATGAAAACTATAATCAAAACGTACAAAAAATCAATCAATGGTTTCGCCGAAAGAAAACTAGATGAAAAAATGCTAGGATTAAGAGGTTATTCAATTGTCGAAGAAGAAGAGATAAAGCAATATAATGGAGCTAAGGGATGTTTGCTTTTCTTGTTATTTCCGCCTTTGGCATTACTTGGAAGAAGTAAATTCATAAAAATTACATATGAAAAAAATATATGAAAAAACCACAGTTAGCGATAGCATATTATTATAATGGAGAAGATGAAAAAGATGCGGAAGTATATGTTTCAATGGATAATTTTTCAAAAAAAGAATTTTTGAAATATTGCAAAAATAATGAAATAAATATTAATATTTGCTTAGTATTTGACATTTATCCAATAAAAAATAGTTTTAGTTTAAAAAATGGATATTTTATAGAACTTAAAAAAATATAGTAAAATTATGGAAACTAATAAATTTGAAGAAAAAGCTTTGGAAAAATCTTTTGCGGATTTTTTGCAGGAAACTGCCGAAAATGATTTGAAAAAAATTTCAATTCCGCAAGAAGTTTTAAATCAGATAGACAAATTAAATAAAATAAGGGAAGAGCTTGACCCGTACAAGATAAATGATTTTTTGGTGCCGTTATTGCTCACAAGACAAACTGAAATTTTGAATGCAAAGTATTTAATCGGAAGACACCTTTCTTTGACGAAAGGAACGCAAAGCTACGCGTATATTTTCAGAAAATTTCAATCCGCGAGTGATTATAATCCAACAAAGGAAAGGCTTGAAGTTATCAGTCCGAGTAAGCGCCCGACAGTAGGAGAAATTGAATCAGAAATTGAGGCGAAAATGTTGCAAGTACGAAAAACTGAAATTGCTTATCAAATTGCCGGAGATAAGTTAGTTTGCTTATTGAGTTGGTGCGACCAAATGATTATGGCAATTCAGAATCGATTGAGGGATGAAAATACAGACAGACGATCAACTTACGCAGGGAATAATTCACAACAAGCAAGATGAATATTTTTAAAGAATTATTCGGAGAAAATTTTGATGATTATGGTTTTGTTTTTATTTGTTTGAATAAAAACAGATTGTTTATATCAAAGCGCGGGAGTGATTTGGCTATTTTTGGAAAATCAAAGGTTGTAAAAATGAGAAAAAAGCACATTAAATTATTAAAAAATGGTATAAATGAGATTGTGTTAAATAGCAAGCAACTGGTGCTTTTCGAGCATTTTACAAAATAAAAATTTGACAGAATACACTTTTAGCGCTATAATTAAGCAAAATTACCTTGGCGTCAAAAATGAGTATATTCTGCCAAGGGTATACTCATTTTTGTTAAAAATTATGTATGACAAGATAAAAAAATTAGTGGAAAATCAAAACAAAATAGTGGCAAAAATTCAAGAGATGGATTTACTGATTTCCGCTTTAAATATGTCAAACACGCAACTTGTAAAAGAAAACGAACAGTTGCGGAATCGCATTGGAGGAATTGAAACAATCTTAGTGGAAAAATGCGAAGTCACAAAAGATGCAATCGAATTACACAAAAGTTTCGATGACAAAAAATTACACGATGCAATTACAACAGGAGGGGAAACGGAAAAAAAACTAGGAGAGCAAAGTTCACTGATATAAAAATTAAAATATAAAAATCTATGGCACAAAAAAGAATGTTTGATAAAGACTTAATCGAAACTGATGCGTTTATGGATATGCCAATGCCGACAAAAGCTCTTTACTTCTTGCTGGGAATGGAAGCGGACGATGAGGGATTTGTTTCTCCGACACGGGTAATGAGAATTTATGGAGGTAATGCAGATGATTTGAAAGTGTTGATTGCTAAAAAATTTGTTATTCAGTTTGCAAGTGGCGTAATTGTTATTACGGATTGGAAAAAAAACAATTGGCTTGACAACAGACGTATCAAAAAAACAATGTACCAAAATGAAAAGGCTTTGTTAAGCGAAAAAAACGAGAAATATTTATTGCTAAGCGACTGCGGAGCGGACGCAGAGCTAGCGCTTAGCAACGGCGAGGTTAGAATAGAGGAGAATAGAGGAGAGGA